ATGTCGAAAGCAGTTAATATATTAGAAGTGCTAGAGAAAGCACACCAAAGTTCCGCTAGTGTTAGTAAGAGGAACAAACAAGCGATTATAGATGCCTATGGTCGTGCCTTAACTATGAAGAAAGTATTAGACGACTTCATAAAAGTAAATCGTAACTTAATCATTGACATGGGTATTGGGGAAAACGCAAACCTATTGCATGGAAAGGATTACTCTATTCATGTTTCGCAGAAACTATCCGTTAAGGTTGACACGAATCTTGTTAAGGAAAAACTTGGCGAGTTGGAATACCATAAATGCAAAGTGCCAACGCAATATAAACAAATACAAGCGTTGCCTATTGAAGAGG